GTATGGTATGCAATAAGTAAACTTGTGAAACAGTCTCAAGTAATTACTGAGGGACTAAGGTACAACTTGTTGACAGGAGAGCTGTTGAATCCTAGCAAAGCCAACGAGCCTGAAAAATGTGTAGAGAATGCAGACAAGAGAAAGGTATGGAGGAAAAAGATAACTGCATTTAAGAAACAACTAAGAGTAAGAGGTAAGTTAGGTCTAATTGAATCAACCATAGATGAATTAGAAAATATAGATGGGGGTAAGTTACTTAGTATAGTAGAGACACATGCCAAGTTATTGGGGACATATGATGAAAAACTTAAAGAAACTTTGTATCGTGTAAGACCTGTTAGTAAACCATTTACATCTGGTATGTACCAACACGTTCATGTTAATTGGGACACCCCTGAAAGCATAGAGTTTCTAGCAAAACATATAGATACCAATGCAATGCCTAGCGAAATATACATACCCATTTGTATAGCATTATCTAGCATACGAAGTCATACAGATACTCACTACTATAAACCTAAAGAAGATTGGTCTTCAGAGATTAATAAATTCTTTGGTAAGTTAAGTATACATTTACGTAGACACTATGGAGTCATTGAGAAAGAGGCTACTGTAGAAAGTGATGATAGTTTGTATAACTTTAACTTTGGTAGCTATAGATACAACAATATACCAATAGATATAAAACAAATACACAACACATTCAAAGGAGTATTAGATGACAACAAAAATATTAAATGAAGTAATAGAAATACTTGAGCATGATACACAAACACATGACAACGAGTATGCACTAGGACTGCTGAACAAAATTAAAGTATGGAACAACATGGAGAATCAAAGGATGATTGATGTAAACAGAGGCAGACTAAGACCAACAAGTGAGGACATAATAAGACTCATGGTTGAAAGAGGTAACATAGTAATACATGAGGATAGACATGAGTAAAGAACAGGTAAAAAATATTAGTATACAGGTAAAAAATATGGAGGCTTTCTTAGCATGGGTTAAGACATGTCCATGTGATTTTATAATATCATCAATGACAGGGGAACATATGCATGTGAAGTTTACTATTCCATACTACCCCTACAGAAAATTAAACGAGGAGGAAGACAATGAGTAGTAGTACAGGAGAATGGTGTTGTACAGAGTGTGGCTCAGACAATGCCTATCAAGAAACATTTAGTGATGATGAAGTAGGACATGTTATGGGTTGCCAAGATTGTCATTACTATGATGTGTATAGAGAAGACAGGGACACAGGAAAAGTAATTGAGAACTATCAAGGTTATGACCACGAGTATGCACAAGATGACAAAGATAATAAGGAGGATAACAATGAGTGAAGTATATAAAGTAGGAGTAAATTTTGAAGAGGGTTTTTCAGTAAAAGTGAAAGCTAATAGCAAAGAACAGGCAAAACAAAAAGTGTTTGATATGGTAGATGAGTATGGAGCTTGTGTTATAAGTGATGAAGTACCGAAGTACCATGATAGAAAAGTCCACCATAGAGATTGGACAGTATATGTAGAGGAGGATAACAAATGACAGTAGTAGTATGGGATGGCGAAACCTTAGCCACAGATAGACAGGCTAGTGATGGCTCACTTAAATGGGAGACAGACAAAGCATGGTATGTAAGTAGGGATGGCAGACCCTTTATAATATCAGGGGTAGGATACCTTAAGTACATCATAACTTTAAGAGAATGGTTTACTGATGGTGCTATGCCTGAAAAGTATCCATATGGATTACGCACAGGGACAAGTAGGATTACCACACAGCAACTTGTTGTCATAGACAAAGACAAAGGTCTGATAGTTTATGATGACTCACCATTCCCAGTAGAGCAGGGGTTTACACCATGTGCATTCGGAGATGGTAAAGAGTTTGCTTATGGGGCATTAAGTATGGGTGCTACATCAAGTGAGGCAGTAGGAGTTACCAACGAACATTCTTTACATTGTGGGAAAGGAGTGTCATTATATAGTTTACACGATAGTAAGGTAGAGTATTTATCATGAAGAAAAAAGATATGGTCAATCACCCTGACCACTATACAAAAGGTATTGAAACAATAGAGTACATAAACTCATGGGGCATGGGGTATGTGGTCGGCAATATTATTAAGTACATCACAAGGTATCCATACAAAGGCACACCCCTAAAAGATTTAGAGAAAGCAAGGTGGTACTTAGACTACCTAATCAAGCAAGAGAAGAACAAGTAATGGATATAGTAACCATAGATTTTGAAACCTATTACGATAGGGAGTACTCATTGTCTAAGATGACAACTGAGGCTTACATTCGTGATGATAGGTTTGAGGTCATAGGTGTAGCTATTAAAGTTAATGACATGCCAACAGATTGGTATGGGGGTGATGATGTTGGTAAGTTTTTAAACTCATTAGACTATTCAGATAAGGTTATACTTGCACACAACACAGCTTTTGATGGGTCTATACTTCAGTGGAAGTATGGCATAGACCCTAAGTTTTGGTTTGATACTATGTCTATGGCTAGACCCAAGCATAGTATGACAACAGGTTGTTCCTTAAGTGCATTGTCAAAGTACTATAAGATAGGAACTAAAGGTACTGAAGTTATCAATGCATTAGGTAAAACAAAAGCAGACTTTACACCCCAAGAATTTGATGACTATGCTAACTACTGTATCAATGATGTTGAGCTTACCTATAAACTGTGGAAGAAACTATCAAAAGGATTTCCCACATCAGAACTTATGGTCATTGACCAAACCTTACGTATGTATACCAACCCCACTATTGAACTAGATAAAGAACTGCTAGTCACTCACCTGGATACAATCAAGCTCAACAAACAGCAACTACTTGACACGTTATCTACCAAAGGGCTGTCAAACATTCAAGTAAAGAAAGCTCTCATGTCTAACCCAATGTTCGCCAAGCTACTCACACACGTAGGTGTAACACCACCCATGAAGACTTCAGCTAGGACAGGTAAAGAAACCTATGCCTTTGCCAAGACAGATAAAGAATTTATAAACTTACAACAACATCCTAATTCTGTGGTGCAACAACTTGTATCAGCAAGGCTAGGTGTAAAGTCTACTATAGAGGAGACACGAACTGAGAATCTAATAGCAGTAGCAGACAGAGGTAGTCTACCTATAATGCTCAACTATTATGGTGCACACACAGGCAGGTTTTCAGGTGGTGATAAATTAAATTTACAGAACTTACCTCGTAGTGGTGCTCTAAGGAAATCTTTAGTAGCACCCAAAGGTAACGTACTGATAGCATGTGATTCATCACAGATTGAGGCACGAATGGTTGCATATATAAGTAAGCAAGAAGATTTAGTACAAGCATTCAGAGAGGGTAGAGATGTGTACAGTGAGTTTGCTAGTGATGTATATGGTAGAAAGATTACAAAGAAAGACAAGCTAGAGAGGTTTGTAGGTAAGACTTGCATACTAGGTTTAGGCTATGGTATGGGGGCAGTAAAGTTTAAGGACACGTTGGCTATGGGTCAAGGTGGGTTGTCAGTGAACATAGATTTAAACGAGGCTAAAAGAATTGTTACTTTATATAGACAGAAAAACCACAACATAGTTTCTTTTTGGAGGCTATGTGGCCATGCATTAGAAACCATGATTGGTGGAGGAGTAGGGTCTATAGGGAGTGGCATGTGTAAGTATGATTCGAAAGGAATTATATTACCAAACAATCTTAGGGTCAGATACCCTGAGCTAAGAAGAACATCAGATGGATTCGAGTACATATCTAATGCTAGGACTTACAGGAAGTTAAACACTACTGGAAGTATAGAGGATAAGGATTGGACTAGGATTTATGGTGGTAAAGTAACAGAGAATGTTGTTCAAGCACTGGCTAGGATAGTAGTATCAGAACAAATGGTTGAGATAGGTAAGCATTACCAAGTCTTATTCCAAGTACATGATGAGATAATCGTGTGCGTGATGCAAGAAAACAAGTCGGACACACAACAACACGTTGAGACAATCATGTCTACCTCACCCAGCTGGGCACAGGACTTACCCGTGGCTTGTGAAAGTGGAGTAGGATTTAACTATGGAGAGGCAAAATGACAGACATAATAGGTGTAGATGGGAAAGAAATAAAATCAGAGGCAGAACAAAAACGAGATTCGGTTATTGCTCTTATAAAACAAATTGGTTTAGAGGCAGAATCAAAGGATAAAAAAACAGAGGGTGCACTCATACTATTAAAAGTAGATGGTAAGTACTTGAGATATTCTACAGGTATAGATAATGCTTTAGATGAAGTAGCTCAATTAGAACTACTTAAGCATGACATACTAAGGAGAATGCTAGGTGGCTAGTAAACTAACTCATAGTTATTCTTCTATAAAGATGTATGAGAATTGTCCGAAACGATACATGCACCAACGTGTTAACAAGGAAGTTACAGACACAGGTAGCGAGGCTACTAAGTTTGGAGAGCGAGTGCATTCTGATTTAGAAAACAGGTTACTGCATGGAACGGCCCTGCCTCAAGAGTCAAGCAAACACGAACAAGTCTGCACAACTTTACAAGAACTAACTAAGGACGCTACCCTTCTTGCAGAGCAACAGCTATGTCTTAATGAAAACCTTACACCAACAGGTTGGTGGGATGAGGACGCATGGTTACGTAGCATACTTGACGTACTTATTATAAAAGATTCGACAGCTATAGTAATAGATTGGAAGACAGGTAAACGTAGACCTGACTTCATGCAACTACAACTCTTTGCTTTACAGGTATTTAAACACTACCCTGAAGTAGAAAAGGTTAAGTCATCTTTGGTATGGTTGAAAGAGGGGAAGACTGACACCGAGACCTACACTTCTAATCATACAAGTTTAATGTGGGCAGACTTGTTGGCTCGTATAGAGAGAATCAATCAGTCTTATAAGACAGGGAACTTTCCAGCAAGACCTAGTGGACTATGCCCATGGTGTCCCGCTAAGAATATATGTGAGTATGCAAAGTTATAATACTTGACAGTACTGTATGCTTAGGTATACTTACTATATGGCTACAACACCCGAGGGAAAAATAAAAACTAAACTTGACAAGATGTTAAAGTCTTATCATAAAGAGGTGTGGTTTTATAACCCCCAAGCAGGAGCATTTGGTAGAGCAGGAATACCTGACAAGATACTCTGTGTAAACGGATTCTTTATCGGAGTAGAGTGTAAGGCAGACAGGAGTAAGAAACCCACTGCCTTACAACTTCAATGCATGGGACAAATAGAACTCGCAGGTGGGGTTTGTTTTGTTGTATATGATGACGAAACAATTAACCAAGTTAGGTTATATATAGAGAGAATTAAATGATAGTAGTAGAGAAATCAAAAGCAATAGCATTAAACTTAAAGAATCCTAACAGGGTATTAGACGTTATACCTGACTCC